GTTATTCAGAATTTATGGTTTAAGTATAAATACAGATTCAACAGTTTCATTAAAACTTATTGAACATCAAGACAACTTCTATACTTGGAGTTCTAAAGCACAAGCACCAACAATAGCTGATACTACATTACCAAATCCTAATAGTGTATCTGCACCAGCTTCAGTTAGTTTAGATGACCAATTAATCCAGTATTCAGACGGAGTAGTTATAACTGCACTAGACGTAACAATCGGTGCTTCACCAGATTCGTTTGTAGATTATTACCAAGTTGAATACAAATTAAGCACAGAAACAGATTACTTAATAGCTGGACAAGGAAAAGGATTAAATCAAAGAATATTAAACGTAATAGATGGTTCACTTTATAATGTAAGAGTAAAAGCATTTAACACATTAGGAGTTGGTTCTACTTATACTTCAGCAACAAGAACTATTATTGGTGGAATAGCACCACCTGAAGATGTACAAGATTTTTCTTGTAACATTGTTGGTAGTGATGCTCACTTAGCTTGGACACAAATTGGTGATTTAGATTTAGCACATTATACAATTAGATATTCTCCAGTAACATCAGGTGCTGATTGGGCAGATTCAATTTCTTTAGTAGAAAAAGTTGCTAGACCTGCAACCAGCATAACTGTCCCAGCTAGAACAGGAAGCTATTTAATAAAAGCAGTAGATAAAAATGGTAACTATTCTTCTAATGAATCTATTATAGCTACAAACATAAATGATATTGGAAACTTTAATGCAGTTGCAACACAAACTGAATCTCCTACATTTGCAGGAACAACTTACAGAATTGTTGTTGTAGACAATACAATTAGATTAGATTCTTCAGAATTATTTGATTCAGCAATAGGTAACTTTGATTCAGGTACATCATTCTTTGATTCTGGTTTGACTACTTATGACTTATATCCATTAGGTTATTATTATTTTGCAAATCCGATTGATCTTGGTGCAATTTATACAACAAGAGTAACTGCTTTTATAACTCAGACTGCTGATAACATAGATGATTTATTTGATTCAAGAACAGGAAACTTTGATGATGGGGCTTCTAACTTTGACGGAGATGCACCAGCTAATTGTAATGCACATTTAGAAATAGCTTTATCTAATGACAATATAACTTACAGTTCTTATAGAAACTTTGTAATTGGTGATTACACAGCTAGATATTATAAATTTAGGGTTATGATGACTTCATCTGATTTATCTTCTACTCCAGTTGTATCAGCTTTATCAGTTACACTAGATATGGAAGATAGAATATTTAGTGGAAATGATATTATTTCAGGAACAGGAACTTATGCAGTAACTTTTACTTATCCTTTTTATTCTTCAAATTATGCAGTAGGAATAACAGCACAAGGTATGAACACAGGAGATTTCTTTACAATTTCAAGTAAAACTGTTAATGGTTTTAATGTTGCATTTAAAAATAGTGCAAGTTCAGGAGTTAGCAAAACTTTTGATTACTTAGCTAAAGGATATTAGATAGAATATGGCACAACACGATTATAACATAGCAAATCAAGGATTCAGTTCTTTTCGTTCTGATCTTAATAACGCACTTTCAGCAATTCAAACAACAAATTCAGGAACATCAAGACCAACTGGTGCTGTCGCAGGACAACTTTGGTTAGACACAACTTCGGCAACCACACCTACATTAAAATATTATGATGGTGCTGACGATATATCTTTAGCGACTATTGACCATACAGCTAACACAGTAAATTGGTTAGACTCAACAGTATCAATTACTGGATTAACAACAACTGCAACAGGAACAGTTTTAACACTTTCAGATACAGCAACAACTTCAACAGTAAATTTAATCATAGATAATCAAAAAGAAGTTCGTTTTAGAGAAACAACAGCTAATGGAACTAATTATGTTGGTTTAAAAGCACCAGCTTCTCTATCTGCTGATTTAACTTATACACTTCCTTCTGCTGATGGAACTTCTGGTCAAGCATTAGTAACAAATGGTTCTGGTGTTTTAAGTTTTGCTTCTGCTGGAACATCTTGGCAATCAGTACAAACATCTGGTTTTACTGCTGTAGCTGGTAGAGGTTATCCTTGCAATACTACTTCATCTGCATTTACAGTAACTCTACCTGCAACTCCTTCTGTTGGAGATACAATTATATTATTAGATTACGCAGGAACTTTTGATACCAACGCACTTACTATTTCTCCTAATGGAAATAAAATAGAAGGTGCAACAGATAATTTAGTATTAAGAGGTGAAAGACAGGGTGTAACTTTTACATTTATAGATTCAACACAAGGTTATTTAGCAACATCAGGAATTAATGAAGGAACTGATGCTTTAAAACCAACAACTTATTCAGTAGATTTTTTAGTAATAGCAGGAGGTGGTGGAGGAGGTTCTAATACTTCTGGTGGGGGTGGAGGTGCTGGAGGATATAGAACATCTACTCAAACAGTAACTGTTGGAAATACAATAACAGTAACAGTTGGAGATGGTGGTACAGGTGGTACTCTTAGTCCAAGTTCTGCTGGTGGTTCTGGTTCAAATTCTTCTATATCAGGAACAGGTTTAACAACAATAACCTCAGCAGGAGGTGGTGGTGGTGGAAAAGATGCTCTAGCTGGAACAAGTGGTGGTTCTGGTGGAGGAGGAAGTTATCCTTCTAATGCTGGAGGTTCTGGTAACACACCAAGCACATCTCCAAGTCAAGGTAATAATGGTGGTGCAGGTTTTTTATCATCTCATCTTGGGGCAGGAGGTGGTGGTGGTGCTAGTGCAGTAGGAGTTACTGCTGTTGCTAGTAAATCTGGTAATGGTGGTGCTGGTACTGCTTCTTCTATAACAGGTTCTTCTGTTACAAGAGCAGGTGGAGGAGGTGGAGGTGGTGATGACAGAGGAGGTGCTAATTCTGGAGGAGTGGGTGGTTCTGGTGGAGGAGGAGATGGTGCAAGAACAGCTACAAATAGTACAAATAATGGTGTAGCAGGTACTGTTAATACTGGTGGAGGAGGAGGAGGTGCAGGAACTACAAATGGTACTACGACTGGGACTGGAGCTGCTGGAGGAAAAGGAATTGTTATATTAAGTGTACCAACTACTTCTTATTCTGCTCTTTCAACAGGTTCACCAACAGTTACAACGTCTGGCAGTAATACAATTTTACAATTTACAGGTTCAGGAACTTACATAGGATAATTTATGGCATCATTCGCAAAAATAGGATTAAATTCAAAAGTAATAGAAGTGCTTTCAGTACATAATAACGTATTAAAAGATTCTAATGGAGTAGAACAAGAAACTATTGGTATAGATTTTTTAACAAAACTTACAGGTTATCCTGTTTGGAAACAAACATCTTATAATACTCATGGTGGATTACATGACAATGGTGGAACACCTTTAAGAAAAAATCATGCAGGTATTGGTTATACTTATGATGAAGATAGAGATGCTTTTATTCCACCTAAACCTTTTAATTCTTGGATATTAAACGAAGATACTTGTATTTGGAACGCACCAGTTGCTTATCCACAAGACGACAAAAGATATACTTGGAATGAATCAACATTGACTTGGGATATAGCAGAAGTATAGTACGTTAAAAAAAAAGGAAGGAATATGTCAGAAGTAATAAAACTTCACGAACCTAAATTTAAAAATTCATCTTGGAATTTTGAATTAGATCAAATTAATCTTTACGCATTTTGGAATAACGCATTTTCAAAAGAAGAATGTCAAACAATTATTAATATAGCAAAAGACAAAGGTTTAATTAAAGGAACTACCAAAGGAGAATCTGATGTTAGGGATTCTAAAATATCTTGGTTATATCCAGTAGATGGTATAGATTGGGTATTTCGTAGAGTAACTGACATTACATTAAATTTAAATGAAAGGTTTTTTAAATTTAATTTATTTGGATTAAATGAAGGATTCCAATTTACTAATTATGAAGCACCATCTGGTAAATATGGTAAGCACGTTGATAGATCAATTAACATACCAGTTAGAAAATTATCTATATCTATTCAACTTACAAATCCTGAGGAATATGAAGGTGGAGAACTTAAACTTTATGATGGTGAAGAAGAAGGAACTGCTATGGATAAAACACAAGGAACATTAATATTATTTCCTTCTTATGTATTACACGAAGTTATGCCAGTAACTAAAGGTGAAAGAAATTCATTAGTAACTTGGGTAACTGGAAAACAGTTTAAATAAACTTAACTTATGATAAGATCATAATATGATAACATTAATAATAGGTTTAATAATTGGAGTGTTTCTTGGTTGGAAGTACGAACTTGCAATTAACGACTTCATACAATCAATTAAGATTCACCTAAACTTGAAATAATCAAATTAATCACTATATCCGTTAAAACAAACGGAGATAACAATGCTAAACTATTCAGACATTAAGAACTATTGGTCTAAGTTCTACGCAGATGCTTTTGAAGATGCTAAAAGCTTTTGGAAGAACTACGCAGATTCAGTAGAAAAATTCTATAAAA